GTTGTTGTTAAAATATTAGCAAATCTCAAACCTACAATTGCATCGTCACTATTTGACGTAAAAATAGTAGTTGCTGAATTGGTTATTCTTTTACCGTTACTTTCAAAATCTTGAGCCATATCAATAAATTTCTCCTATTTGTTTATACTATAATGCGATTGCCATGGCAACCGCGAATCCTTTAGTTGCTGCACTAGACTCACTGTCGACTAAAGTTATAAGTCTAGATAAAGCCGCTTTTCTATTAGTTCCGCCAGCGCCGTCGTCTACCACAATTAAGTCACTTGTTGTTAAGGCAGCGCCAATATCAGTGCCACCATCAATGTCTAGATTAGCTATGCTAAAAGCCCCTGCACTAGCCCCCACATATGTGGCTATTCTGGATGCGGCCATTTTTCTATTAGTGCCGCCTGCACCATCGTCGACTACAAATAAATCTGCGTCTGCTAAGTTTGCACCAATATCTGTGCCACCATCAATATCCAAATTAGCTATGGCAAAAGCACCGGCTCCTGCGCCAACATAAGTTTTAATATCTGATGCTGGTATGGTCTTCATGGTGCCGCCGTCATTAGTTACAATACCGTCGCCATCTGCTAGCGTTATCGAACCTCCAACTGAGGTACCGCCATCTAATAAATTTATCTCTGCGGCTGTAGATGTAACTCCATCTAGGATATTCAACTCTGCAGCGGTTGAGGTTACGTTGGTGCCGCCTATATCCAAAGTTGTTACAGATATTTCACCAGCAACAGTTGCAATGCCATCAGCCACTGTTATCAAATCAGTGTCATCTGTGTGTCCAATCGTTGTCCCATTTATTATTACATTGTCCACAGTTAGTGTAGTCAATGTGCCGAGAGACGTAATGTTTGCTTGCGCTGCTGTTTGTAGTGTACCTGCTAATTGTGTTGCGGTTAGTCTGCCTGTGCTTGGGTTATATGTAAAGTCACCATCTGACTCCAAACCAACATTACCGGTTGCAGAAGTGTCTTCAATAAAAGGTATTAAGTTATTTTCGTTTGTGCTTTCATTGTCTGCAACACTCACGTGCGCAGAGTTTGTAGCGTTTGTTACTGTAGTCGCTGCAATTAAAGTAGCAAGAGCAGTTCCATCCACTGTGATAGCATCCGCCTCAAGTGTGCCGTCTACGTCTACATTCCCAGATATGTCAAGAGAAGCAGCGATAAGTTGATCTACTTGTAAATCTTCATGTGATGAACCAAGTTTTAACTCAAATTTAGGCCCTGTGGTATTATAACTAAATGTAGCATCATCTCCTGAACCACCTTCAATAGTTATACCTCCCCCATTAACAACTGCAGATGTAGTGTTGCCAGAATCTAAAACAAGATTGTGATCGTTTAAATTTACAGTGGTTGAGTTTACTGTGGTTGTTGTGCCGCTAACTGTTAAATCACCTGTAACAGTTAAGTTATCGTTTACTGTTGTTTCAGAAGTGGTGTGACCAATAGAAATTGGTACGCCTGATGTAGCTGTTCCAATAGTAATACCATTAGACGTATTAGAGTTATCTATGTTTAAAGTTGAAGTACTATCAAGTGAGATATTAGAACCATCGACCACTAACGTGCCATCAATATCTGTATTGTCTAGATTAGCTGTGCCGTCTATGTCTGCATCTCCAGATATATCTAATGTGGCAGCATCTAACTCTCCAGTAAGTGTCACATTTCTAAATGAACTTATGTCTTTGCTAGAATCTACAACAACTGCTTTAGAAGCTGCTACAGTTCCTGCTGTTACACCGTCAATAGTTTCTAACTCTGTCTCATTAATGTCTGCTGAACCAATAACAAAACTAGTTCCGGTAATAGCGGTACCAGTAATAGCCGCCGCACTATTACCACCTATAATTGCACCGTCTACTGTACCACCATTAATGTCTGCAGTATCTGCAACTAATGCATCGGTAGTTACTGTGCCATCAAAAAACGCATCTTTAAACTCTAATGAACTCGTGCCTAAATCAATGTCGTTATCTGTAGAAGGAACGATAGAGCCATTATTAAACGTAAACTGCGCATCTCCTCCTGCTGTTATTGTGATAACGTCAGAGCCACTAAAGGTAATACTTGTGTTGGTATCGCCATCTCCTGCTATAGAGTCTAACTGCAAAGAACCAACATTTGTAAAATTACCGTCTGCTAAATCAAGTGTTCCATTAACAGTTAAATTACCCGAAATATCTACAGCACCATTTATATCAATCGTGGTAGCTGCAATTTGTATTTCAGTGTCTGCAACTAAATCTAACTGACCGTCTGCTGATGAGTTTATATATATTGCGGTATCTCTAAATTGTAATTTTTCTGTGGTAGCTAGTAATATGTCATCGGAAAACTCAAAATAATCTTCGTCTTCTTTCCATGTAATAACTCCGTCAGCACTTTCTCCATCGAACGTAAGTGCATAGTCGGTGCCGGATGCACCCGTTCCAATTGTTAAATTGTCACTAGCATCAAGAAACGGTTGTTTTTCAGCAGGAACAATAACAAACACATCTTTTGTTCCAGCACTGAAACTAACTGCACTGTTACTATTAGAACTAAATAAAACAGAAGTTCTTGCCAAAGTATCTGTTGAAGCATCTGTGACTGTGCCTAACCCAACTTCAAACTCTGCCTCTGATCTGTGTATGACTGCATAGTAAGTCGTGTTGCCATCACCTATGCCTGCTACAAACGTTTGAAAACTACTTACCGCACCACCTAAATCATAAGTGCCCGTGCCTGTGGTAGTGGTTGTTTCTCTAACTCTGTTTGCTATTTTTAATGCCATAAATTATCCTGTAAATGAACTTTTGTTTTTTAACGCTATCTCTGCTTGTGCTGCTTGCACTGCTTCTACATAACGTTGTGAGTAAACTTGTTGTTGTGCCGCATCTTTACTATAAACAGCAGCTTCAATTAATGCGCCGTAAAGTAAAGCGTCGTAAGCGTTATCAGTTAACCAATTAGTAGCGTTACTTCCACTAATAGCTGTAAAACGTTCTCTATAGTTTATTTCTATACTCAGTGCAGCGCTTGGTGTTGGTGCTAAAATAAAAAATGTTTCATCCCAATTACTGAAATATTTAGGTGTGCCCGTGGTAGAACGATTAGGCCAATATTCATTTATAAAACCTATATCACGATATTCTAAAGCTGAACGAACACTAGAAGATAATACTTGTAACGAGATTGTAGTATTTAAACCACTTGGTTTATTTACAAAAGGATCACTTACGGTCAACGAAGAGGTCGCGTGCCGACGTAATGCGGGACAATCAATTAGTTCCTTAGATAAACGTAGTTCAGTATTATCAATAAAACGATCAATTTCGTTAGCAAAATCAGTGCCATTGTTTTCTGTAAAATCTTTTATGTCTTGCACTAAAGTGGTGTAATTACTCATGATACTGTGACTGTTCCCATTTTAAATTTCATTGTTAAGTCATTAACTAAAGTTGCTGGCTGCATTCCAGATGACTTAAATAAACTTTCTGCTCCACCTCCTAGGGCAACAAATACCACATGCTGTTCTTGTGGTCTTGCATCACGTAAAGCTACTGCATCTGCGGCAACAGGTTTTGGACTAAGTTGTGGGTGTTTTGATTCGTATTCTGTTTTGTGAACTAGTGAACCGTTCCACTCTTTTATCATTTCTTTATACGGAAAAGATACACCACTTCTATCCGAAATGGCTTTAGCATATTTTCCTCTAGCATAACCAGCCATGTTAATTAGCGAACGGATTCGCCGCCTCAGCTTTTATTTCTTCTACTTTTGCGTCAACAAAATCAACTTTAGCATCTGTAATTGCTAGTTGCTTTGAAATTTCTGAAATTTGTCCATATATATCTGATAAATCGACAGTCTCGTTTACTATATACTCTTTTTCTTCTATGGCAGATAGTCTAGTTTGAAACTCACCCCAAGCATAAAAGCCTCCACCAATTCCTGAAACGGCTGCTAAAAGTGCTGCTACTGATGTAAGTTTATTGAACATTTTGTGCCTCCAATAGTGCTTTTAGTTTAAAATATGCCTCGTTGGTTTTGGTCCTAGCTTCATTCACTTTTTTTGTGTGCACGATAACCGGATCAACACCCACCATTGCAAGTATCTTATCAGGGTCATTATAGATAGTTTTATGATAACTTTCAAGATTGATTTGATCAAAGAAAGCAGGATTACCGCCGGGTAGCTGTCGGTTGTCTATGATAGCTGCATTGAGGGCTGTGTAGCTCGACATATCAGGTTGTTGTGCTGTCATTTCTCTGCTTAATACTTCACTAACAACATCTAGTGTCGCAGCAACTTGTTGTAATTTACTGGTTACTTGAGCTTTAATTGTTTGTTCTATTTTAGCTACATCTATTCTAACTTTTGGTTTTTCTTCAACAAGCTCTGTTTCTATATCTTCTTCCACTGCTGGAGAAGGTTCTGGTTCAATTGATTCCTCGACAATTTCTTCTTGTTTGGGATTGTCTGGCTCTGGTGTTGGTTCGTCTGCAACAAACTCTTCGCTGCTGGGTTGCTCTTCAACTTCTGGTTTGGTTTCTGGTTCTGGCTCATTAACAGGCTCCTCTTCCATGACAGTTTCTTGCATGGGCTTATCTTCTGGTATTAATTCTGGTTCTGGCTCAGCTATGGTTTCTGGCTCTGTAGCTGCCATCATAACAGGTTCTACTATTTCTTCAATAGGTGCCTCTTCGATAACTTCTGGCTCACTGGTAAACATTGACACTAGTTCATCAGTGTCTACCACTTCCATGTCAAATACTTCCATATCTACATCTTCTGGCATACCTATATCAACATAAGTATCTATTGACATATCCGGTATATCCATGTCTATGTCCATGTCTACATCAGGTGTGTCCATAACTATAATTGTTTCTACATTAGGAATGTATGCTACCTCAAATGTAATAGGAGGCACTTCATAATAATCTATTTCATCTAGAGCTATCTCTTCGGGCACATAGACAATTGTTTCTGGAATATAAGTATCTATTTCATCTATAATTATATCTTCAACTATAGTGTCTACATCAATACTATCTATTATTTCTTCGACCGCATCTATTTCATCTTGGCCGGGACAAGTTGGCGGAGATTGTTGCCAACAATATGTCACTTCAGTTATAGTTGTAGTAGATAGAGCCGTATAATTTACCGTGGCTGTTGGGTCCCGCACATCCACGCCGGCATGGCCGCCGTTATATCCTGCTTGATTGTTGTTTATAATATCAAAATCAAAACGATAAGTTGCTGTACCGTGTGCCATATTAGAGTCAGGACTAACTATTAAAATATTGCCGTATGGGTTAACCTGATAACTAGAGTTTGTAGTGTCTTCAAAAGTTGTGCTCTGTGTTGTGATGTCGATACCATTACTAATAGATTGCGTCATGGTGACAGTAGATTCTACTTGATTCCACCATCTTATTTGTGCACCAAAGTTAGATGTAAAACCTAATTTTAATTCTTCTAGTGAAACATGATCTACAGAGTTTATTGTTGTTTGTGCATACTTGCCTTCTTTACCTGTCAACCAAGTTGATTCATCAAGATCAGAATTATCTGGAAACATAGTACCATTCCAAGTACCGTCATCAAAATCTTGACTAATTAAGTTATTACTAGTTACAGGGTTTCCAATAGTCACAGTTGTTACTGTGGTGAAATCTCCTTCGTTGGGTGTGTTGGGAATAATGACTACGTCGTTAGCACTACTGGTTACCGAGTTTAACAACACCGCCAGAATAATTAATGACTTCTTCATTTTCTTCTTGCTCCAATTCTTGCAGTTTTTTATCATCGACACGTGTCGTATATTTAAGGTTTTTTGTGTATTCTTCAAAATCAGGTCTAAGTTGTGGGTACTCTTCCCATTTAGCTTGAGCGTCAGTTCCTATGGATCCTAAAAACGGACAACTTGTTCCAGCATGAGCCATCGCCTCAAAAACCATTGGGTTTTGGCACAAAAGAGCTATGCTCGCAACACGCATGTTCATGTCGTGAAGAGCTTTAGCTAACTTTAAACGTTCACAATTTATGTCTCTTTTGTATGTACCAATGCTTGCAGAGAAAGAAAAACTAGAACCACCAACACCGATACCAATAGTACAAACGTCTTGCGACATGTTGCTAAGTGCGGGTGCGTTGGCAGAATTTGCTGTTCTAGTGTCTCCAGTATAAGAATTGTTGGTTGTATCATTATTAGTGGTTGTATTTGATGAAGACCCCGAGGCAAATGTAGTGCTAGATTCTGAATGATACCCTCCAGTAATTGCGGTGTTTGTTGCTGACGATCCCGTGGTTGACTGTGTGTTGGTTGTTGATCCCGCACCAGTTACATCGGCCATTGCTTGATCCATTAGTGCACCAAAAGTCCAAAGCATTAAACACACTGCAAATATAAGTATAATTATATTTTTCATACTTCTTTTCCTACATTATCTTATCACAATGTTTAACACCTGTTTGATCTATTGTCATCATGCATTTTTCTAAACTGCATGTATATTGTACTTGATTGCCAGAATTTCTTTCAGCTGTGCGTTTGGCAGCGAGACAAGTGCTTAAACTATCTTGATGGTACCAACCTTCTATAGTTTTATTACCTTCATTGTATACATATAAACTAAGTATAATAACTGTTTCAATGATTCCCATTTTTTCGTTCCTCTAGATCTATAATACGATCTTCGTGAAATTGTATAATCATATCATTTTTAAGTATCATAGGTATTTCTGCTTCCATCTGTTCTTTTAATTTCTCTACATTCTCAGCTAAGTATTCAACTAACATGTAGAGCTCTTGAATCTGTGGACTGACCATGTCGCCTTTGGGAACCCCGTCTACAAAAGCATTGGCAGCTTCAATATCTTTTTCCATTAACTGTAGAGTTGTTTCTATTGAGTTAAGTCTTTCAACAATAGTAAAGTAACTCATAGTGCCTATTGCTACGGCTGCGAGTATGGCTAGTAAGTTACGCGCTGGTAAAGAGATTTGTGTAGAGTCAGACAGCTTCATAAGTTTCCTTATTTTTTCTTAAATATATCTGCGCCCTTGAGTCCATATATCGAGGCGACCACGCCGATAAATAGGCTCTGGTACCAAAAAGGCAAATTACTAAACTTGTCAAAGAATACATCTATCTTTTCTTGTATTGTTGGATCATCACTAAACACACTCCATATCAACAATAAAATTGGGAGCGAAATTAAAATCAAAACGAACTCGTCTTTCCATCCTTTGTCATTTGATTGTCTCACCGTTGCTTGATACTCTACTTCCCCGTTGGCCATTTTTTGTGCGTGTAATAGCTCTGCGTCTGACATAAGTATTTTTGCTTTTTGTCTATTAGCAAATACTGAAGCGCCAGTTTTTAATACTGTAGGTAAAATTGATAATAATGGTCCCATTAAACTATTCCTCTTATCATTTCAGACAAACCATGTGCTCTGTTAGGCGTTTGTTTTGCCCATCTAGAGTCTATCATTTCGTCTGCGGCTTTGCTATAATCTTGAT